ACTCAGTTAATTATAAAGAGAAACCTGATGTAGGAACTTTCATGAGAGAGTGGTTATCACTCTACGATAGTAAGTCTGGAGAACGTGGTATTTACAGTAGTTTAGCAAGTAAAAACCATGTAAGTGAACTAAATAATAAAGAAAAGGATAAAGATGGCACATACATTCAAAGAAGGGTGGCAAGAGATGATTTCGGCACAAATCCTTGCAGCGAAATCATTCTACGATCAAGGGAATTCTGCAACTTGTCCGAAGTCGTCCTCAGATCCAACGATAATTTGCAATCTATCAAGGACAAAGTTAGGGTTGCAACTATCCTTGGAACTTTCCAATCAACTCTCACAAACTTCAAATACCTCTCTAGAGAGTGGCAACGAAATTGTGAAGAAGAACGATTACTGGGAGTTAGTCTCACCGGAATCATGGATAATGCCTTAACGAATGGGTCCAAAGATAATATAAAAAAGACTTTAAATGAACTCAGAGATATCGCAGTAGAAACAAATAAAGAATATGCGGAAAAACTTGGAATCAATCGAGCAGCGGCCATTACTTGTGTTAAACCTTCAGGTACAGTTAGTCAGCTTGTTGATTCTGCTTCTGGTATTCATGCCCGCCATAATCCTTATTATATTAGGACAGTAAGGGCTGACAACAAAGACCCACTCTGTAAAATGATGAAAGCAGAGGGTTTTCCGAATGAACCTGATGTCAGTAAACCTGAACATACTACTGTCTTTTCATTTCCACAAAAGAGTCCGGAAGGGGCTATTTGTAGAACAGAAATGACTGCCTGGAAACAGTTATCTCTATGGCACACCTATGCTAAGGAATGGTGTGAACATAAACCTAGTGTAACTGTATCTATTAAAGAAGATGAATGGGTAAATACTGCAGCTTGGGTATATGAAAACTTTGATGACATAAGTGGTATTAGTTTTTTACCATTTAGTGATCATACGTATAGACAAGCGCCGTATCAAGATTGTTCAGAAGAAGAATATAAAGAACTATTAAATAAGATGCCAAAGGATGTAAATTGGGCATCTTTAGCAGAGTTCGAAACTCAAGATTACACTAGTGCAAGTCAAGAGTTTGCTTGTACTTCAGAGAAAGGATGTGAAATAGTAGATATTTCTCCATCCGTTACATAACTTATAACAAGGGGGCACATGTCAGTTAAAGATAAATTTGATATGTGGTTAGAAGATGTAAAAGATAAAGTATATTTTACTTTTCATAGAGACAAATTAGAAAAAGATAAACTGTACGAAACTAGATGGGTATGGTATCATACTGTGCTAGTCGTAGAGTTAGCTATAATAATACTGTTATTACTTTATATTGGATTTGCGATATGAAAAAAATTTTGATGATGTTTATTATTGTATTTATGTTTCTGTTCTTACCTTTTATATGGGCAGAACATAGTAAAGACCTTGATGGTTATGATAAAGTGCCTGATGATGAATGGCCTAGCCAAGTTATTTTTGATACTATACATGTATGTTACAATGGAACACTAAGATGGGTCGCGATGGGAAATCCCTCGCTATTGAATACGCCACCACCGTATGGCATTGCACGTTTAATGACAGTACATTGTTTTTGTGTATTAGATAAAGTTAGAACACAGTATAAGTACAGAGCTTATGTTGATCATATCACAAAAGATGATAGATCAGCGCCTACAATTGTACCAAAGTTGTTTATGGGAAAATCAGTAGAGTGTATAAGAGATTATCATACTCTACAAGGATTAATATTGTTAGATGAAGAAACTATAAAAGCTCTTAATGAATTTACAGAAGATAATGAAACTCAAGGTGACAAGTCAGAGGACATTCTATCTGATAACAATTCCGGGAAGTCAGACTCACCAGAGCAACCAGAGGAATTACCTACAGAGGAATCGCCTATATTAAGTTTTTAAAAGGAAAAAATGGAAAAGTTAAAACTGTTTGTATTGTTATGCTTTTCTATATTAGTGTTCTTTGTCAATCCGGCACAAGCCATTGATAAAGAAGTTATTGAGAATGTGAAAAGATCGGTAGTATTGCTATCGGTAAACAAATTAAAGGAACCACCAGTTACTACACCAAATTCATTGTGTTCTGGTATGTCTATCAATGAAAAAGGTTATATACTAACCAATTTTCATTGTGTGTACAAACAAGAAACAATTAATTTATATTTTTGGGATGAAAATGATTGGACTGAATATCAGGTAGAAGTAATTGGAGAGGATCCACTAGCCGATTTGGCATTGCTTAAAGTAATAGGACTAGAAAGAAAAGTTCCTTACTTAAAGTTTTCTAAATCTGAAGACATATATACAGGACTAGAAATATTTGCTTTTGGACACCCTCTGGGTATGGCATGGAGTCTATCAAAAGGTATTGTTTCTAATAATGAAAGATATGCAAGACACCCCTATATCAAATCTATCCAAGTAGATGCTGCAATCAATAAAGGAAACTCAGGCGGTCCTATAATTAATGAAAAGGGTGAAATCGTAGCAGTTGCCGCATTGATGGTTTCAAGAACAAATACAAATGCAGGAGTCGGACTAGGAATTAGAGCCGATGTTGCAAAAAAATCACTCGCCGAAATGTTATTGTCAGGTAAAACTGATAGGCCCGCATTAGGTGTTAAGGTTATTGCGTTGACAGGTAAAAAAAGTCAACAAAAAGAGATTTTGAAAAGGCATCCTAGTATAAATACCACAATTCCGAATAGTTACGGTTTATTGATAAGCGATGACAATGAACCCACTAATCCAATACCAGAAGGATTAAAACCGTGGGACACTATTATAGGCATCAATGATGTACTCATTAATACTGATGTTGAATTCGCAGATCAATTAATAAGATATAAAATTGGTGAAAAAATTACTGTCAACATTATTAGGAATAAACGTTACATGACAGTTGGAGATATTACTCTAAAAACATTTACTGTTCCAACTGACAAGTTATACAAAGTATTAGAATAGAAAGGCAATAGGATATGCCAGTAGATATAGTTTGGGAAGATGGAGATGCTACCATATCAATACAATGTGATGGATGTGATAAAGAATATGAAATAATGACAACTGATACAGAAGGATTAGAAGTATGTTCTTTTTGTGGCCACTATCTTGAAGTAGATAGTGAAACAGGAGAAACAAATGAAGAAGAAAATAGCTGGGATTGATTATTCATTAACTTCTCCAGCAATATGTGTATATAAGGATGAAAATGATGGACATTTTGATTTTGATAAGTGTGTGGTTCATTATCTATCTAATAATGAAAGACAACAACAACTTGCCACCGGGAGTGGATTAGACAATTTAAAGGCTGAACCCTATCCTGAATGGCAATCGGAAGAAGAACGACATGAAAAACTTGCAACTTGGGCATATAATCTTGTTCAAGGTTGTGAAGAAGTGTTTCTTGAAGGTTATGCCTTTGCCACTTCAGTACAAGCTGGTGTTCGTTCAATTGCAGAGAATACTGGATTGTTAAAACATAAAATGTGGAAAAATAAGATCACATTTAAAACATATCCACCTACTGTCATTAAGAAGTTCGCAACAGGTAAAGGTAATGCGAATAAGGAATTAATGTATGAGGCTTTTAAGTATGAATTACTTACACCCAATGACCTCAAAGAACAATTAACTCCTAGAGCAATGAAAATAACTAATCCTATTAGTGATATAGTGGATTCTTATTTTATAGCAAAGGCAGGAGCCGAAGGTGTATTATGACCGATAAAGAACGTAAAAAAATTGCCAATCGGAAATATTACGAAAAGAATAAGGATCGTCTTGCTGAGAAATGGAAAAATGACGACAAACGAAAAGAGTATTTAAAAGAATACTATGTAAGAAATAAAGATGCCATTCTAAAACGAGCAAAAGAATGGAATGAACGTAACAAAGAAGCGAGAAAACTAATCGTTGAACGTGACAAAAGAAGTAAGTTGAAACCTTTTTGGGAAGTTAAGCCACATAAATAATAGATAAAGAAAGGATTGATATGGCAGATAAAATTATACCAAATTTAACATCATCTTCAGCAGCAACTTTTGATGATCTGTTACTTGTGGTGGATACTCCTGCGAGTGCTCCAACAAACAAAAAGATTACTCTTGCAAATTTATTTAATAAAATTCCCACAACTATTGGATATGGATCTGATGCAGTCGGTACTGTAAACGTTTCAGATACTACACAGGCTCTCGATGGTAAAGCAGTATTCCTTTGTACTGGAACTGGTAATGCAACACGGGTCGCAACGATAAGTGATGGGACCCATGTCGGACAGACAACTACTATTGCATTGATTGCGAGTACCGGTGATAATGTTATTACTTATATTCAATTAGAAGATGGTACCGGAGATGATTATATTCTTTTAGAGGATTCTGATGTTATTTCAGACGGTGGTATTATTCTCGAACCTACTGCAGCTGCAGGATTTTATGATTTTAAAGTTACGCCGAGCAATTTCTTAGACCATACGGGAGGTTCTAATACTAAAATAAATATACCTACTATAGGCGATAGTGCAACCTTGATGTGGACAGGAGCTAAATGGATTGTAACATCATTGATAGGAAATGCAGTAACAAGTACATAATATATAATGAAAATAGAATAACATCAAGAACTTATTGACTTGACAGACTATCTTGCCGTGTCAAATGAATATCTTATCCGTAAATTCAAAGAAGGCGGCAACTACTTAATCATTGACAAATTGGGTGATTTTTTAATAATAGAAAGAGATGAGGTAGAATCTGTTTTTTCTACAATTTGGAGTGATCTCTACGGCCCCATATCAGAAGAATCCCCACACATCTTAAATTAATAAAGGTAAATATGATAGATAATGATACGAGAATTGATATTCTTAAAGAAGAAGTGGAAGTTTTTAGGTCTAGAATAGAACCACATGATACGGGACATTTATATACAACTATTTCAACATTAGAACATCGAATTAAAGAATTAGAAGATGACTCTGAACTGAATGATCCTTATAGTGGTTAAACATAAAAGGGGAGACGCTAATGAGTTGGGTACATGAATACACATGGGAGACATTGTTTCATTTCTTGTGTGGAGAATGTAAAAATTGGTGGAGTTATGCAGGAATTATAGAGAAGAGAGAAGACGGTAAAGATCAATCAATGACTTGTCCACATTGTGGATATAAAGCATCTATTAAAATGAAAGAGGGATTTAAACATAATGGCTAAAAAAGCAAGAGGGTGGTCTGATTTTGTATTCAGAAAGAAAAACACCACTAAGAAAAGGACTAGTATAGGTAGAGCTTGGTGTTCTAAACCTAAGAACAAGCATAAGAAAAGAAATTGGAAACGTTATCGTGGCCAGGGGAAGTAAAAGAAAAAGAGAACAATTTGAAAGAGTTACAGAAGTTATGATAGAAGGAAAAATTGTTCAATTATGTACTACTCTCACATATACTACAAAAGATGGATATAAAGGATGTTTAGTTCAGATAAGAGACAAGAAGTAATAATTTTAAATTTAGTTTGTCTTAATTTAATTCAAATAATATTATGTTTTACCATATTTGTCTTAATGACTTCTTGTGCTGTACCTCCCGAAGATTGGAACAAAGTTCAATTAGAAGGAGAATGGCCACCTAAATGGGTAAAAGCATCAACCTTTTTACCTAGAGAAAAATTACAAGGTTTAGTACACGCGGGATTTTTTGAACTAAAGGAAGGACTTTATTCACATCATTGCGACAGTCATGGTAACTTGATACGAATGAAATATGATGAAGAAAATACATTATGGAAACAAGTGAGATATGAAACACATGGATGCGGCGGACCAGACGCCTAATGATGATAATGTATTAACTGAAAAACCCCGAAAAGGCGCTACAGGACGTGGACTTAAAAGAGTTAGGGGTCCAAAAAAACCTAGTAAATATGCTGTAGTCTTGCACAACGATGATTTTACACCAATGGATTTTGTGGTGTATGTCCTACAAGAAATTTTTAATCACCCATTTGAACGAGCCGAAAGAATTATGTTAAGTGTACATAATGAAGGAATGGGTGTAGCAGGAGTGTATCGTTTTGAAATAGCAGAACAAAAAGCATTTGAAACGGCCGAGTCAGCAAAAGAA